TGCTGGTATACTGGGAGGAGCACTGCTGTGTGCTATTCACGGTGCTACTGTAGAAAACACACTGTTTGAAGATGGCGAACAAGCAAACACATTCAAAGCGTTTGAACCGACTCAAGAGGAAGAGACGTATTCTATGGTTACGGCAAATCGCTTCTGGTCGCAAATTTTTGGAATTGCTTTTAGTAACAAGCGTTGGCTTCATTTCTTTATGCTTTTTGTTCCCGTTATGGGTCTTTGGACTAGTTCTATTGGTATTATTGGACTTGCTCTTAACTTGCGTGCGTATGATTTTGTCTCTCAAGAGATAAGGGCAGCAGAAGATCCTGAGTTCGAAACCTTCTATACGAAGAATATCTTGCTCAACGAAGGACTCCGTGCCTGGATGGCACCAGTAGACCAGCCAGGAGAAAACTTTGTCTTTCCAGAGGAAGTTCTTCCGAGGGGCAATGCTCTGTAAACTTCTAAATGTATAAATAGTATTACCCTGCGGTAATACTATGGCGAGACCCAAATCAAAATCTCACGTTGGTGAGAAACATAATAGGCTGACTATCTTGGAGCAACACAGCATCAAGAAGTCGGTCTATTTTACTGTCAAGTGTGACTGTGGGACCATAAAGAAAGTCCGTAAGGATGCTATCATTGGACCTAGAGCAGAGACAAAATCTTGTGGTTGTTATCTAAAAGAGAATGGGAATGGATGGAAAGGTAAGTATGATGCTCGTGGATATCTACTTGCTCGTGCTAGAACAAGGGCAACTGAAAGGGGTATGGAGTTTACAATAACAAAGGAAGATATTGTTATTCCAGATAAATGTCCCTTACTTGGTATTGATATTATTCCAAAAGCAAAGGACAGGACACACTCCCCGTCTCTTGATAGAAAGGACAGCACAAGAGGATATACTCCAGACAATATCTGGGTAGTGTCTAGCAGAGCCAACACACTCAAAAATGATGCTACAATACAAGAACTCAAAACACTGGTAGAAAATCTGGAGTCATTATGAACAACTTTGAAATTTTCTTTTACTTTCTTTGCTTTGGAACTATTCTTGGTGCTTCGTTTGCGATGATGTGGGGTAATATTCAATCCATCAATGTGGAAATGAATAAACCCAAACCTAAACCACGTCACCCTGAAGCACCTGCCGATGGCGAAGAGGTTCTTTATGTTGATCTTTCTAGAGAGAGACTAGAGAAACTTTACAAAGGAAATGATTAATGATATACTGAGAGGGATGATATCCCTCTTTTTTTATGGACTACGAAGAATATCAAAATAAAAAAATACAGATTAGTGAAGCAAAGCAAGCAGCTGTTCGTTGCTGGGCAGTTGTAATTGGGCATCTTTTTATTGCACCAATTTATTCTGCTAAGACCAATTATTGGAAACCTACTTGGATTGCCACTGGTGTTGCTGGCATTGCAATCCCACTAGCAATGGTTGACGCTGGCATAACACTCAGTTTTGCTCCTCCTGTCACCTCTGCTGCAATGATTATTGCCAACACTACAGAGAAGCGTCGTAAACTCAAACTGTTTGGACCTGAACAAGCAGATCATGTTCAATTTGATTTGGAGAATAGTTGAGCATCTGCTATACTGAGGGTCTCCAAGACCCTCTTTTTTATGCTATATAGATTTTTAAATGTCCAAGAAACGAAAAAGTAAAAGAAAAACTATTTGGCGTTTATGGGCAAAAGCATTAGGAGAGAAGGCAGGTAAAAATGACAAAGAGGCAGACACAATTGCTTGTATACGGACTCTTATATTTGTCAGTTACCTTATCACTAATGTTGCCATTGTTGCCAACGCAGTAAGACACTGGAATGATAACAACGGAAACACCTCACAAGTTGAGAGAAATTATTCAAGATACTTGGCCTAATCTTTACTACCTGAAAAGAGATGATCGGAAACCTGGAACCAGAGGAGAATGTGATGAAAGAGAAATTCCCGAGCGCTGATATGCTAGGGCAACTTGCAATTGCTCTCGGCAAGATGGACTGGGATGCTAATGATGAACTTCGTGTTAAAATTGGTGGTGTTGCCAACAGTGGTATTCACCAGACTGAAGATGCGAATCCACGCTGGGCAAAACCATTTGGCACAGTGAGTTATCAAAGTGATGCATTCATTGTCATTGAAAATGTGACCAGGAACCCTGTAGTTCCTTCACAACCTAACCCTGAATTGAAACAGAAACATGAGTACACAGGACCAGAAACTAATTGATGATGCCTTCACTGTAGAGAAGGCACGATTCCTTTGGCACAGCAAGGACAAAGAAGGCAATGGACTTGTTTCAGCACTATCTGAGGAGAGCTGTATTGCTGCCACACGCTTCTATCTGAAGGGGAAGCAAGAGGGTTGGGAGAAACCTGAAGTTGTCCATGAAGGAACTGTTGGAGGAAAACTCTAAATATGCAAAGAATTGTTGATGAAGAAAACAAAGTTGTATTCTTTGAAGGAAAATGGCCAGGTGTAATGGCTGTTCCCATTATTATGAAGAGAGATCATCCAGGTTATTCTCATCAAGTTTTATCATGTGCAGATTTTTATAAATTAAAAGAAGACCTACCATCATGACCTTTACCATTTACTCTAAAGACAACTGTCCCTATTGCACAAAGGTTGAGAAGGTGCTACAATTGGCAGAGTTGAAGCATGTTGTCTACAAGCTTGGACGTGACTTTACAAGGGAGGAATTCATTACTGAGTTTGGTTCAAATGCGACTTTCCCTCAAGTCATTGAGAGTGGAAGAAACATTGGTGGATGCACCGAAACTGTCAAGTATCTGAAGGAAAACAATTTGGTCTAATGGACATTGTAAACTACGATATGTATGGTCTTCTTGAAAAGGCAATTGAAGATGCCTTTGAGGGAAAGATGACTCTGGACTTCTATTCATATTTGAAGAGCAACAAAGTTCTCAAGAGAGAGGTTGAAGAGTTCATTGAGAGCACCGTAGCTGAAGAGATTAGTAACCTTGTAATGGATCTTGAGGACTATCTTGAGGGTGGTTCTGATGATGTTCATAAGCAACTGAGGGAAGGTTATGGTCATATCTCCAAACCTCAGGCAAGAAAAATTAAAATCTATCTTTATAAAATATTAGAAGATGCTTGGCAGTATGAACGAGACAAGAGACCAGGGAGACGAAAAAAGTCCTCTAAATAAATCAGACAACCAACCTTTGTCAATGAACAGAGGTTTGGAGTTGCTTTTAAGAAAGAATAGAAAGAGGGAGGAAGTTCCAAAAACTTTTCAAATGAAGTTTGGAAAACTCTTTTCTCTCTTTAATCGAGAGATTGACTTTTACCTAGAACTTCATCTAGATTTTAGAAAAAGAATCTCTCGGAGAAAGTAAATGCAGGCAACAATTCTTACCTTCGCTTCTCTTATATCCATTTTATTTCTCCTAGTAGGATTAGTAATTGGATACATTGCGCAGGACTACTTACAAGAGATCAAAATCAATAAGTATCACCCTGAAATGTTTGATGAGAACGGAGACCTTATCCCAGATGAAATTTTAGCAGTGAGGTTTGAAAATGACTTCTCCGACTACGAAGAAGAAGACGACGACTAAAAAGTCAACTCCAGCAGCAACTACAAAATTGCCCCCAAATCCCTTTGTATTTGAGATTCTTGATCTTGTAAGCAAGCAGAGAACAGCAGCAAAGAAAGTAGAAGTTCTAAAGCAGTATAGTTTTGATGGTTTGAAAGCTATTCTGATTTGGAACTTTGATGACACTGTTATCTCTATGGTTCCTGAAGGTGAAGTCCCTTATGAGAGGAATGAAGTTCCCGTTGGAACTGATCACACTTCTCTGCGCAAAGAGTGGAAGAACCTTTATCACTTTGTGAAGGGTGGTAATGATTCCCTTTCACAGACCCGCCGTGAGACAATGTTCATTCAGATGCTTGAAGGTCTTCATCCCCAAGAAGCAGATATTCTTTGCTTGGTTAAAGATAAAGCACTTGCTAACAGATACAAAATCAATCAATCAGTTGTAACACAGGCATTCCCTGATATCCAGTGGGGCGGCAGATCTTGAGTAAGATCAAAATCATTCGTGAAAACTGTGATCCAGAATTAGCAAACGATAGATCTCTACCTTGTACCACATACTTGGTAGAGTATATCAAAGATAATGTTAAGCAGTGGGACATAGTGATTTGTAATAAGAAGGTTGATATCTTCGACCACTATTGGGACAGATATAGAGAGGGATTGATTAAATTTACTCAGACTGAAGGTAGATTGAACCCT